TTCCAGACCTATCAACGCTTGCACTCAAAGCACCGGATGACTTTGCGGCTGTAGTGCATAACCGCCTTGCAGATGAACTCCAACGTGTTGCAAAGATAGAGATTGAGGCAAAACAACGAGCAGAGGCTCAAGTAGCCAAAACTGAAAATGCACCAGTTGAAGTTGTAAATCCTGAACCCATTATGACAAACAAAGTTCAAATTTCAACACAAAAGGCTATATCTAAACCTGCTCCAAGTCTTTCTGAACTTGCATCAATAATTTCATTTTCATATTCAGTTGATATTCATGCCGCCACAAAATGGATTATCTCAGCAGTTAAACAATCTACCTTTCAGGATGCAGCGTAAATGGCAAGCATTAACAAAGTGATTCTTATTGGAAACCTTGGTAAAGACCCAGAGGTTAGATTCAGCCAGGACGGTACGGCAATTTGCAATATCAACATTGCAACGTCATCTAAATGGAAGGATAAAAACTCAGGCGAACAACGCGAAGAGACAGAATGGCATCGTGTTGTTTTCTACGGGAAACTTGCAGAAATAGTTGGAGAGTACCTAAAGAAAGGGAAATCAATTTATTTAGAAGGCCGTTTAAAGACCCGCAAGTGGCAAAACAAAGAAGGCGTTGACCAATACACGACTGAAGTAATTGCAGACCTAATGCAAATGCTTTCAGGCCGTGATGATGGTGATTCCGGAGCACGAGAAAGGTCTGCTCCTGCGCCTAGAACCACTCCTCCACCACAACCTCCACAGTCATCAAATCTTGCTGACATGGCTGACGACATTCCTTTCTAAATATTTTTAAAACTTTAGACAATTCTCAGATGTTCTTCCATCACTGCGTTACGGAACACTTAACGACGAACTGGGAGAGGCATTAAATAACCTCACATCAAAGTGCGATGAAACTGGCAACCAAGGAACTTTGACACTTGTTCTCAAGTTAAAGCCTGGTAAAGGTGGGCAGATTGAAATTTTTGACGAGATAAAAATCTCAATGCCAAAAGAGGAAAAATCAAGCTCCATCATGTTTGCAACGCCTGAAGGCAACTTGCAGAGAGAAGACCCGCGCCAGATGCAGATTGACGGATTGCGGACTGTTGACATGGAAACAGGCGAACTTAAGCGCGTTGGCTAATCATAGGAAATAAAAATCATGTCAGAAATCACTGAAACAAAAGAGTCATTTGAACTTGGCTTAAATGCTGCTGAACTTCGCCATGTAGATGGGACTCCTTACGTTGTCATTCCAGAAGGCTCTGAATTAAAAACGCTTGAAAATTATTTACAGAGACCAATACGCAAGCGTGGCGTAATTGTTATGCGTGACACGGAAAGTTTTAATAGGTACGTCAAGGATGAATCTGACACTACAACACGAATCTACGGGAATCTTATTGACCCGCAGTTTGTTGCTGTACTGAATGACTCTGCAGGAGTCAATCCTGGTTGGCGCGACTTCTTAGTAGTTTACAAATGTCCTAAATCTGTCGAGTGGCAAACATGGCACTCATCAAGTGGCACAAAAATGACTCAGGAAACGTTCGCTCAATTTATTGAGGATAACTTGCCGGACATTGCCAACCCACCCGCTGCTGACATGCTTGAAATTGCACACACTCTTGAAGCTAAGAAGAAGGTGAATTTTGCCAGTGGGATTCGCTTATCAAATGGTCAAAATGAATTGACCTATGAAGAAACAATCCAAGGCACTGCGGGAAAGGGAAAATTTGTTGTTCCTGAACAATTCACATTAGGCATCCCTGTTCTTGAGGGTGGCGATCGATATGCGGTAGACGCACGACTCCGCTATCGAATTGCAGAGGGTGGTCGCCTATCAATCTGGTTCGAACTGGTGAGGCCGCACAAGATCATTGAGGACGCTGTAAAGGACGTAAAGCAAAAGATCGAAATTGCTACAGGATTCACAATCTTTAACGGTTCAATTTAGTTTTCTGGATTTGGATTTAATGAAGCGTAAAAAAAAGTATCAACCAAGACTGATAAAGATTCCAGTCACATCGACGTTACGCGATGAGATTGCCTTGCAGATTCGTCTTGGCCTCGAATCATTAAAAACAAATCCAGATATTGATTCATTTTGTGCTGTGGCTGCAATTATGAATATGGTCGGTTTTGCTGCAAAAGATGACACAAGATTTAAAGATGAAATAGTAATTATTGAATCTGGTATGCGCATGATGAATCAAGTTGTCAACAAGTGCGAATCAGGATTTCGACTTAAAGACTATGAAGTCTGTTGCATTAATAACGCTGTAAACAAAATTGATTCAATCCTGCCTTATATGGATGTGACGAAGTTACACCTTGCACAGCTTTCAATTAATAGGATGAAAAGGCTGAATGAAATCAATACTTGTATGCAAATGAATCATGAAACTTGAAGATATTCTTTTTCTAATGTGGACGCTTGTCATTGCGTTTTTTGCCTACGGACTATTTGTTCTTGAGATACAGGTGTCTAAATGAGTGGATGGTTAATTGCTCTCACTGGAATCGCTTATGCATACGTTGCCGTTGAGCAATGTATCAAAGGCAACTTTGGTATGTGTGTCGTTTACTCAGGATACGCATTTTCAAACATCGGATTATGGAGATTAGCGTCATGAGTATTGGTGATGTGAACAGCACAGAGAAAGGTTCAGGCGCGAGGTTTAACGATGGTAAACCTGACTTTTCATTAATTCCACTTTGCACACTCGAGGACGAGGCCAGAGTCTGGATGCATGGCAAGCAGAAGTATGCTCCCTGGAACTGGGCTAAAGGCATGGAGTGGTCTGTTCCACTGGCCTGTGCTTTACGCCATCTGGCAGCATTTCAACGAGGCGAGGACATTGATCAAGAGTCAGGACTTCCACATATTGCTCATGCCATGTGCAATCTGAGAATGCTAACCCTTTACTCAAAGACATTTTTAGAAGGTGATGACCGTCCTAAAGAGTGGCTTAAATGATCCAGTCGCGCCTTAGTAGTTTTATCGAGGCATGGATAAATGTTGCGATTGGTTTTGGAATTAACTTCATTGCAAATTTATTGATACTTCCACTCTTTGGCTTTCACATTTCTCTTTCAGACAACTTTCTGATGGGATTGCTTTACACAGTGATCAGCGTCATGCGGTCTTACATGATTCGACGTTGGTTCAATGCCAAGATTCACAATGCGGCCTTACTACTTGGTGGTGAAAAATGAAACCTTTTAATTTAGAAGCTGCAAAACGTGGCGAACCGATTTTCTCCCATACCGGATACAACGTGACATTTATTGGAGTTAGAAGAGACGGGAGCATTGTTGTCGAAGCAGATTCAAGTGCTGTTTGGATTGTTAGTTCAGACAGTCTATCTATGACTCCACAGAAACGTATTGTGTGGGTGAATTTTTATGAATATGGGCTTTGTGAATATTTTTATAGCGAGATTGATGCTGATGCTGCATCCCGTTCCAGATTAGGCGACAAGGCTTACCCAGTGGAGATAAATGAATGAATATCAACATCAAGAAATTGCATCAAGATGCACAGATTCCAGAATATGCGACAGACGGATCGGGCTGCTTTGATTTGAGAAGCATTGAAAGTGCAACTGTCATCAACAATGATTTCCAAGGCTTTAGCACTGGCCTGTCATTTGAGGTTCCAGATGGATTCGTCATGCTTATATTTTCACGAAGTGGTCACGGATTCACCAAGGGAATCAGACTTGCTAATTGCGTCGGTGTTATTGATAGCGACTATCGAGGAGAGGTTAAAGTCAAACTAAAAAGTGACCAGAGTGAACTACTTGTCAATGTTGGTGACCGCATTGCCCAGGCAATGGTCATGCCAATACCGCGAGTTCATTTCACGGAAGTTCAAGACCTGAGTGATACAGAAAGAGGCTCTGGTGGATTTGGATCGACAGGCTCTATATGAAATACGCACTCATAACTGAAGATCAGATCAAAACAATTTTTCAGGCTATGGCGTATTTCTCTTTAGGGGATGATGGTAAATCAACCACAGGTCGCCATTTATCTGATGAAGTTTTTAAAATCGTGAAATCGTTGAAGGTGCAAGAGCCTGTTGCAACAGTTTATGACCCCTACGATACACCCGGCTTAGATTGGCATTGCGAAAACGCACCAGATAGAGGAACACACCTTTACGCAGGAGAGCAACCATGAAACGACTTGATCTAATTATTGATGCGCTGGATCGAGTTGATACATTCGATTGGAATCAACAAGACAACAAATTGATTAAAGATGCACTCACCGCTGCCCGTGAGTTGCGGGCGATGAAGCCTGTTGCTTATTTGTATCGTTACCAAGAAGGATGGGTTAAAGAACTTCGGCATGAAGGCGTTGATCCGATTGAAGTTAAAAAACTCTACGCTTTAGGAGATGAGAAATGAGCACATTAGAACGTGTAATTGCAGAACAGCAGACTGAAATTGATGGGATGAAGATTGTTATTGCAAGTCAACAAAAATCACTTTTTACGGTATTTACACGTAATACAGAATTGTTTGAAAAATTTGGTGAGTTGCTTGATGCACAGGTTCCAGATCGAACAAATGAAACAGCATGGAAACGCTATCAGGCATTGCGATTTGAATGTCGGAGATTGATGACAGACGCAGGTTTTTGCTGTCGGTGCAGAAATTTTGTATGCGAGTGTGAATATGAATAAATGGATACAGAAAGCCATTGACAGCGGCACACCAGAATTTAAACACTATGCAAATTACGTCACTGAATCCATGCCGGAAGTTACGTTGCCTGTACTGCGAGAGATGTTTAAGTACAACGCCAGTGTGCGGGAATACCAAGATCATGTTAATCGTGTTGAAGGAAGAATAAAATGAGCAGAGAGATCATGCAGCAAGCGTTGTCAGCATTTGAAGAAATTATGTTTACAAAAAATGTTGGTTCATCACATATCATTGCTAAAAATGCTCGGTATGCATTGCGTGAAGAGTTAGCCAAGCCTGAGCAAGAGCCTGTTACAAACTCAGACCTGTATTCAACTGCTGGCCGGTTGGCTTTGGAGCTAGAGTGTCTTTTGCTTGACACCAAAGACATTAGCATTGCGAGCAAGTGGTGGGATTCTGCGCATGAGGCACTTGATCAATGGCGGAAATTTCACCTTAGAGCATGTACCGAATTAGATTCTGATGAAATAACAAAATCGTGCGATTCTAAGCCAGAAAGTGACGCTATGCGCTTATACCAAGCCGTCGATCGACTCGCTACGCAAGCAGGTGAGGATGCTGGCGAAACAATCGACTGGCTTTGCGGAGAGCATGGAGGAATGTCTAAACTGTTCGAGGCTTACTTTTCACCAAAGCCAATAGCGAACCCAGTAGAGAACTTGGAGCCTGTTCCTGTTTGGTTGGAAAACGATTTGGCATTTAAAGAGATTATGAAATGGGCTGACATTTATGCGGCACAGACTGGCGAAATTTACGCTCAAGCAGCACTTGATTCATCGAAAACCGCAACGATGGCAAGAGAACGAAAAACACTTACGTTTGTTGTTGCAAGCTATACGTCACCCATTAGCGAACCTGTCAAGGAGCGTATTAGCGAACCAGTAAATAACTTGGAGTCTATATCTAGATGCAAATTATGTGGTGGTTCATTACCTGTGACGCATGCGTTAGTTAGAACAGGTGAATGCGATTGCCTGGCACAAACTGACCAATAACCTACCAAATTATGACCGACGAAATATTGACTTTTATTTATTTATTCCTAGGCAGTTTTTTGTTTGGTTTTATCTGCGGAACTATGTATTACTGGGGAAAAAAGCTATGAATGGCCTGAAATGGATCAAATTGCAGAAGTATTGTGAATTATCCGGCGACACTAAGGATGCTATCTATGCTAAGAATAGGAGACGCATTTGGCAGCGTGGCGTGCATTACGAAAAAGGTGCAGATGGCTGCATTTACATTAACACTGAGGCGGTATCAAAATGGCTAGAAGGCCAGTTGAATTCACAATCCCTCGCGGCATAAAACTGCGTGAACTTAAAGATGGTTCGCGCATTCAGATTGCTTTCAGTTTTGAAGGCCAGGAGTGTCGCGAGCTTCTCCCACCTGGAAAAATCAATAAGGGTTTCATTGATTATGCTTCAGGACTTCGATCTGAAATAAAACGAAAAATTAAGGACGGTACTTTTCGCTATGAAGAGTACTTTCCTAATTCAAATCGAAATAAGGACGCGGCGCCTAATTTTAAAATGTTGACGGTAGGTGATTTGCTTAAAAAGCAACTTAAAACATACGAACGTCAATCTGCAAACGGCAATTTGTCAGCATCCACGTTACTTGGTTATTCAAAAGCGATTAACGGTAGATTGCTACCTGCATTTCAAAATAAGAAACTGTCTGAATTAACCCCGACCGTTTTACGCGAGTGGGTTGCGGGTTTGGGAGTAACTGCGAAAACTGTACGCAATGCAATGACCCCATTGCGATCTGTACTAGATGATGCTGTCAATGATGAGTTGATTTTATTTAATCCTCTCGACAGGATCGCCCTGCGAAAACTGCTTAAACAAACATCGACAAAATCAGAGTATGTAGTTGATCCATTTGACATGGATGAAGTCAAAGCATTACTGACCGCCTGCAGGAATGACGAGCGTTCAATGATTAAGTTTTGGATTGCCACAGGGTTACGAACTGGTGAACTAATCGCTTTGTCCTGGCCTTCAGTAGATTGGGTTCACAAAACGGTAAGGGTTGAGGCCAACCAGGTTCAAGGTCTGCAAAATGGGAAAGTTCAATCTGTGAAGAAAACGCCTAAGACTGAGGCAGGTAAGCGCGACGTTGATTTATCCAAGGATGCGATCGATGCCCTGTCTGATCAAAAATCCGTGACTTTTTTGGAAGGAGGACAAATATGGAGGAATCCGCGAACTGACCTACCCTGGGAGTCAGATTCACAGATCAGAAGGACTTTGTGGGAGCCACTTTGCAAGCGTGCCGGAGTTCGATATAGAAATCCGTATCAAATGAGGCATACCTATGCTTCGACGCTGCTGACCGCAGGTGCAAACCCTTTTTGGCTTGCTCCACAAATGGGTCACGTTGATGTCGAAATGATTTTTAAGACGTACGGGAAGTGGATACCGAAAAACTTCCAGAAGTCAGGTGTGCAAATTGATACGCGCAAGCATGCCGTTTCTGGTTAAAAATCACGATTTTTTATTGTTTTGATCGGACTTTTTAAAAATTCGCACCGAATTCGCACGAAACAGTGAAAAACGGCTCAAGATGCGCATGAATCCTAGAGGCGCACTGGGGTTCAATTCCCCCCGGCTCCACCATTACAAACCGCAGTAGACAGCCGTAGCCTGTAACAGGGCTGCGGCTTTCTGCTATCTAGGGGTTTAAAACTGTCCAAAACCGTCTACAAATTCGCACCGAATTCGCACCGAATTCGCACCGATTTATAATCCAGAACTGGATAAGCATCCAGTATATTTACTGGGGTTTACCCTCAGAATTCCATGCATCAACGATTCCTTGATGCTTCGCTGCGCATTCCCCGTACAAAAACACCAGGCGAATGTATGCCTGGGCGAACTCATCCCATGAGTCAGATGCAAAGTCACTGACCTTTTGGCATGGTGCTGCTAGATTTGCCGGTATTTGCGGCCTGGATGGAGGTATTGATGCGCTGCAACCGATCAGCGTCAATGCGGCACTCAGCAGGCAAAGGCTTCTGAACTTCGACACGATGGTATTCCTTAATGATTTGTGGCTGAGAATCCCTCAGCGCATCGATTTTTGTCTGTAATTCAGCAGACAACCCTGTTAATCGGACGGATTCACGACGGAATGACTCTAAATCCGCAATTGACCTGTCTTTTTCTGCTTGTGAATAACCCGCATGGTGCTGAAATGCCCCATAACCCCATACTCCGATAAGCAGTGCAACCGCCCCCAAAGCGTACAAAACGTATCGATTTGCTAGAAACTGCATATCAGTTGTCCTCTGCAGCGTACAAAAGGTTCTCTGCGCCTCGATTCGTCCAACCCCTTCCGTAGGTGTCAAACTTTTGTAAAGCCGCCCAAAACTTGAGCCTGTAAGCCACAAATCTCAATAAAACGTCATTTCTGTCCATTGCATCTAATGCGGATTGAGAAACCCTCCCCCACTGGCCATCATCTGCAACTTTCACGGCTTTCTGCAGCATGCGTATGGCATTGGGACGACCGTGATTTACGGCCGCATCAAACAGTTGGAATTTAATAGATGGGTGCGCTTCGCCTATAACATCCCAAAAATCACGCCTATAAATCTCTTTTGCTTCATCAAGAGTCAAATTTTTAATGTCCAGGTATCCATACGAGTGCGACGCAATCCCGTACTTTGTTCCCTTGAGTTCACCGACCCTCACCTGACCGCTAGTCCAGTTTCCTGGATCACGAGGATCGTCAGAATAATTACCTTCGTGGCCTATTAATCTCTTGAATGCGTCATCAAATGTCATCGCTACACCTATGTTTTATTACTTTGATAAGAGTGCCGATTCCGTAAGTTGCAATTCCAATAACGAGAACATCGCGAGCATTTTGCATCTTGCAACAATCCATTTGATTGAATATGAGCCACAACTCAACGCACGAACCGAAACCAACCATAGACAACCCTATTCGTTGCAGAGTGTTATCTTTAAATTTGCAATGAAGAACTCCCGCAAATGAAAGAGCAGCCGTTAATGACAATGCAGCGATATAGGTTGCGTCCATTTCATGCCTTCCATTTACGAGCGATCCATTCCAACAATTGAGATGCGGCACTCTTGGCATCGATAAACTGGATAACTTCATAAACTTTGGCTGCAATGGACATACCGAATAGTCCAATAAGGAATCCGACCAATCCTTCTGCATTAACGACGTTCAGCCATACTGCAATCGGTGTCGTTGCAAAATAACTAAGGCATGATCCACCAATCGACATGATCAGCTTTTCAATCCATGACCCCTGGATGAATCGCAAAGACACAAAACTACCCGCAACTCCAGAGATAATTTTGATAACGCCGATGTCCTGAAAACTATTTGTATCTGGCATCACACTTCCTTACCTCTAAAGAATGCCCGATCGTTTTGCACCGCGCAAAACTCAGGCTGAATTAACTTTCCATTTACAACTGTCAATACTGCGAAACCGCTACAGTGATTTGCAGGGTTATCCTCTCCATAACTCATGTGCTCACCGGAGGTAAAACCAAGAGTTCCTGTATCGACTCCCCAACGTGTACCGTTGTAATCAGTCAGAATCGACGCTTGCAATCTATGTAGGTGTCCAGTGACGATGCTGCAGCCAGAATGAAGTGGGTTATTCCATGTTGCATGGACTCCATTTCTAAATCGATGCTTGATCATCAAATTCTGATTCACAAACAAACTTATCGACATAGGCCAGTCGCTAAATTGCTCTTGAAGTGAAAACCCTGGCACGCCCTCAAATTCAGGTACAAGATTTGCAAGTTTTGCTTCAAAACGCATATCGTGGTTGCCAAGACACCACCATCTTTTTGCTGTACCTGCGGCCTGCTTAATTTCATCAAGCCTTTCTGATACGGCATCTAACTCTTGTTTAACTGTTGGAGTAGTACCCCAAGATGATTTTGGATAACGACTGATTGAACTTCCATCAAACATATCGCCATTCAAAACCACCATTTGTGGCTTAACCAACTGAATAACTTTAAGCATCGCCTGGTGTGCAATGCTGACAACACCAGGCCAGTAATGTGCATCAGAACAAACGACAATTGTTCCGTTCTCTAAAGTGCAATCTGTTCTAGCTAAATGCTCACGACGGTAAAAGGTAGGTGAAGTCGGACTATTTGAATTCAGTTGAATTCCATACCGTTCTTCAATTCTCTTTCTCCTACGATGAATATTTCTTATCTCTAGACCAAGTTCTTTAGAAACATCAGGTGTATTTTGTAGTTTTTTCCATGTTGCGATAAAAACCTCATCACTTACTTTTTTTGGCATGACGCACCTTAGAGGTTTGTAAAGTTGTAATTGAGACAATCATCCCAACCGGAATAACTACAGTTTGCGCATGGTTGTTATCTGAGAATGTTTGACACAACCTAACATGGTGTTTTGTTTTTGCTAATAACCAACCGACAGAAAAACAATTCAGAACTGGCTCAGATTTTGATATGTCGTTACCATCCATCCATCCGAACTCATGCTCTGCATCTAACCACTCAATCAAAACTATTGCGGGAGTTTTGATGCGATGTTGTGTCATACAAGCCTCTCGTTTTCACTTGCATAGGCATAAAAAAACCGCCCGAAGGCGGCTTATTATTTTTAACGCTTAGAACACAACTGGCATTGGTGTCCAAGTTGATTCAGAATCATCTTCTGGCAACTGTGAACCGCCTGCATAACCTACCTGCCATACTTGACCATCGTCCATTAACAATGCAATACCTTGTTCACTAGCGTAACCTACCGAACAAATATCAGTAACTAGACGATTTCCGGTCAACATTGTATTAACAGATGCTCTTACGGTTGTATCGCCAACACCAAGCGCACCATTTCCGTTATAACCCCACACCTTTACAGTGCCATTTGTAAGAAGTGCTGCTCCATAGTTATATGTACCTGAACCGCCACGAATTGCTTTAACAACAGTGCCACCAACTGGAATTTGTACAAACGTTGCAGAGTTAGTTCCTGCAGGTGTCATTCCATTTGCCCAGTATTCACCGTAACCACAAGCCCACAATGTGCCATCTGTTTTCTTAATGTACGTTACAGGATAATCGTAACCACCAAGATATACATCAGCTACACCTGTAGCCACTGCAATAACTGGTACTGCCTGAAGTGCGTAGTTTCCGTTACCAAGCTGTCCGTAACTGTTTGTACCCCAAGCATGAAGATTGCCTAGGCTGTCAAGAGCCATCGCATGGTATGCACCTGCAAAGACTTTCACAATTGTTTTACCGCTTAACGATCCCATTGAACGAGGCATTGCGATTGTTGAGTTTGTCGTCGTATTGTCTCCAAGCTGACTATCACCGTTGTATCCCCACGAGTAAAGAGTTCCGTCGCTCTTAACTGCGTAGCATGATTGATAATTTTCACGGCCTGCTGCAATCTGAGTAATTCCGGACAAAACTGGTAACTGAACGAATCGCGTGCGGTATGTGGTGTCACCGTGACCAAGCTGACCATATCCGTTATATCCGCATGAATGGACTGTTCCATCACTACACAATACTAAAGAACTATTTGCAAGTTGCGTACCATTAGCAAGTGCTACCTGTATTACAGTTTTTCCATAAATTGAGTTTGCTGCATCAGCACTTGCGTTATATGGAACACGCTGCACAGCAACGTTTCCATTTCCGCATTGACCATAATCGTTGTACCCCCAAATCCACAATTGACCATTGTTATCGATTACATAGGTATGCTGTTGAAATGTGTAATACAGTTTTGCTGCGCCTGGGAATCCAGGAGGAAATGCGGCACGAGAAGGATAAGAACGAGAGTATTCAGTGCCATCACCAATACGAAAATTATTGTTTGTTCCCCATGCGCGTACGCTACCATCAGACATAATCACACCCATTGTTCTATAAATAAGTGGTTGTGAATTTGAATTATTTTCAGGAAACTTTGAGGCTTTCGTACCAGAACGAACTTCAGGTGTTGCCCAAACAGGAAGGCCAGTTGCGCCGACAGTTAACACCTGGCCTGCAACACCAGCAGGTAATGCTGTAAGTCCAGAACCATTGTTATAAATAATTTGACCAGAGCTATTAGAAATTCCTGCCGTACCTTGTGCAAATAAATCCCAAGCTGCAGATGCGTCTGTTGGAGTAACACCGACTGTGTCATCTAAAACACAAACAAAGCTGTCACCGTTATATGCAACAACATCCTGCTTTTTATAAGTTGTTGAAGCATTGTATGTAGACCGCCATGTAAATGCGATTTTTCCAAGTGATACTGTAGTCATGATCTATTCCTTTAAAAAATGATAGGTGAAGGAGCAAAACGACTTTCTTGGTCGTCATCGCCATCCATTGAATGTGCGCCGTAACCATTAACCATCACTTGTCCATCAGTTGTGAGGCAATATAAGGCTCCTGCTCCTGCACCAAAATGTCCAGAAACAGAGAAGTCGACAACATTTTTATCTAACAGTAGAAATGATGCAGGTGGGTTTGAAGCGAGTGAATTCCCATTACCTACTTGACCGCTACCACCGTATCCCCAAACAACGACTTTCCCATCGCTACGAAGTGCTACCGCTGTTTGATAAGTTCCATAACCATAAAGACGCAACTTAGTTACGTTCGTCAGATATGAACCTCCTAGTGTTTCCCACGTATTCCTGCTTGCTCCTGTTCCACCAATATTTTGACCGTTATAACCAGTCCACTTGACCGTACCGTCATTCATAAGCGCAAGGCTCATATGGTATCCACAGGCTACTGCTTGAGCATCCTTAACGCCATCCAGACATTTAATTGGATATATCGTATTTCCCTGAAACGATGCAGGAGAATATCCAATACCAAATCCATCGGCAACCTGACCACCGTTATCTCCCCACATCCATAATTCACCGTTATCAAGAACAGCACCATAACGACGATATGTACCTGCACCTTCCCATGTGCCTGGTGTTTCACAAGAGAAAATCTTTTTGACTGTCTTGTTCCATCCCCACGGCATAACTGGCAAATGAGTAGATGAGTTTGCAGTTAACAATGAAGTGTTTGTTTCACCTGCTGCGTACAAAATCCCAGATGTACTTATTAGGAAAGATGCGCCATAAACCCCACCAGTGACATAAATGTCTTTCATTGGAACTGTTGTAGAGATAGGAACAAGTTTTGGTACGTTTTGATTAGTACTATTTCCGTTACCAAGTTGTCCGTATTGGTTATATCCCCACGAATAGACGCGCCCTTGATTATCAAGGAGCCAAGTTGATGCATATCCGTTGTAACAACGACCAACGAATATTTTGGTAATAACTGTATTTAAACCAAGATCACCAAAACCATTAATCTTTTGCGGTACAGGAATATAACTTGTGGTATTACGTCCAGAAAGCGTATCACCCTGGTTTGAACCTGAATGCCAAACAGCACCAGATGCGTCAAGGTAGTACGTTTCTGTATATGATGAGATCACCTGTTTAATGCGTGGCGTTCCAGGAGGGAATGCTACCGTCGATGGGAATGTGTAATTCCATGCAGGATCACCGCCATACACACCAGTACCAGTCTGACCATATTGGCGCAAACCCATCATCCGAACAGATCCATCGCTCATGATCGAACCCATGTAGTAATTCGTCAGTGAGTTACCAGAACAACTTGCACGCTCAGTTGACATTAATGCAGTAGCAATTGTTCCGTTTCGACCGCCCATAAATCTAAATTCCATGCTGTTTGAGCCATTGGAATGAAGAACCATATTGGCAAGACCACCGACAGAAACACCGCCAGTTAATACATGGCCTGCTAGGATTGAGTCTTGCTGTCCTAACGCAAATGCACTAGGCACACCATTTCGCATAACGTATGCGCCACCATCCTTATAAACAACATCATTATTGTCATAAGTAAGGTAAGGTGAATAAATACCCTTCCATCGATACCCAAGATTTTTAATGTCGATGTTCATAGACTCATCACCAGTTGATTGTTATTGATAGCAAACGATAGGTTTTCACCAACGAACCAACTTGTGAAATTTGAACTATCCAAATCCCCAGTATTAGCATCAGTGAAAAGTAATTCAGAACCATCAGATGAAAGTGCAAAACCATATATTCTTGGTAATGCGGCAGAGCTAACTAACTCATAACCAGATTCATCAACCTTGACTTTTAGAACCTTTTTGGCTTGTCCGATCAGCGAAGATGGCATATTTGTTGCTGCAACTGCTGACGCTGCGAGCACTGCACTGTTCGCTGCTGATACTTCACTGTTGTGCGCGTTAGTTGCGCTACTAGAGGCTGAAGTTGCACTTGCAGATGCACTTGTTGCACTTGCTGATGCACTAGTAGCTTTAGTAGTTGCAAGTGCGGCACTAGCAGATGCAGATGTTGCGCTTGCATTTGCTTCGGTTGCGCTATCTGCTGCCGCAGCTTCACTCTCTGCTGTCGATGCAGTATTTGCTTCTACTTCAGTTGCGAGTGCATTTGCATCATCCACGAACGTGTTTAATGCACCAACTAATGCAAATGCTTTACTGTTAAAAACAGATGCACTATCTGTTGGTAGTGGTGCTGATGGTAATGGCGTTATCATTATGTCAATCCTTCGATTTCTAATTCAAAGTCTGCGTGTTCAGGGTATGAAATAAGTGCTTCAAAGTTTTTATAAAACCCGAATAATGTGGTTGACTCATACTCGTTACTTCCAATCCACAAACACGGAGTGGCTCTAACATCAGTGAGGAATTGTTGAAACTGATCTACTTCTGCTTTTTCAATTAGTAAGTTGAAATTTGCACGTTTTGCGAATGCTCTACGGACAAGTACCGTATCTCCAAAATCGTTAGTTTCTTTGCGCGAGTAATCTTGAATACCGACTCTTGCACCAAGCTGTACACCTAATCCGAACGACCGCTGTTGACCAAGTAGCAGAACACCCATCGACAAATCAACACCACCTAGAAGTTCAAACTTAATTACGGCATCACCGTACGAAGGCAGATCAGTTTGAATATCTTGTGTCGGGATAGTGCGTGCGCTATAAAACCAAGCCCACCAATCTGCACCTGTTGGCAATGCTGACAGATCGACGTTCTTTTCATAAACGATTTCAGTCGATCCAGAAACATCGCTATACATCGTGATGTTGATTGCAGTCGCGTTATTGAGGTTTAGTGCCGCAATGGTATTGACGACTTGCCCTGGCTCTAACGTATAGGTGATGTTGTTTGCTTGTGACGTTGCAGTACTTACAGACGTATCAAAAACTGCCCATCTGTTTGTTGGCGACACCTCAATCCACCACAATTGCTCAGTCAAAGGGTTTTTATTCAAGTTTCCAGATTGCAAACTCTCATAAATTTTATGAGTCGTTGTATTAATAACCCTCTGGTTTAGAGCGTATGTTGTCGACGCACTCCATACTGGATGATCATTTTCAGGGACATTTGTTTGAGGTGTGCCTGTAACGTGAACCATCCCATCAGTAATTTTGATGGGATTGACAATTACAAGTGCATTTGCATCTGAACTCATGCTGTCACCACCCTTTGCTCAGGCATTCCATCACCATCCCAACGTTCTAATAATCGTGTCATTCTTGATTGCAATTGAACAACTGCCCTGGCCTGTGCACGACCATCCTCACGGAGGTTTCTTAATTCCTCTGCTACCTGGTTGCCGCCTGCAAGCATTCCATTTGTTTGCTGCGATGTATAAACCTGTCCAGGATTCTTGAAGTTGATCAATTCAGGACCATTCTCACCAACCATTGCAAGACCGCCTGGGTAATAACCACCCGTTGCGTATCCTTTTGTTTGGTATTCCTGACTACCGATAATTCCCTGTTGAACTTCTGACAGGCTCATGCCGTTGCCTACCCAACTTGCAAGGCCACCTGAATCAGGCTCTCTACCTAAAAGATCGCGGTACATTTGCGCGATCGACGCTTCTCGACTAGAAGATGAAAGGCCAGATGATGATAAGGATGAAGCTGCACGCTCTGCTGATATTGCTGCACCAAGTACTGCCATCGCTTGTGCAACAGAAATCACAGAATTATTCACTCCGCGCAATTCATTAAGCTGAAGTTGTGCATACTGAATTTGCGAGTCGTAATAAGCGCGAGTTCTTTCTACATCAGCGTCATATTGCGCCTGTGCTTGTGCGGCCTGTAGATCAAGTGCTGCGAGTTGATCCTCTGCAATTGCGAGTTGCTGCTCTGCAAAGGACATTTGCTCACCACCAATGTCCTGCAAAATTTGAAGGTCAGATGCAACCTTTAAATTTGCCTTACGCATTTCAAACGCAGATTCGTAATTATCAGCAGACAAACCAGACATTGCCGCATCAATTGCATCAGACAATTGTGTTTGATCTGGCAAGTACCCAGTTGACTGTGCAACCTCTAACGCCTGGGTAATAAATGCTGCACCTTGTGATGCGGTTTGTCCTAGACCTGCTGAACTTAATATATCCTTAATCTTTCCAGAAATTAAATCAAAGATACCTTTGATTAATGACACATTTTCACTAGCGACTTGCTTTGCTGCTTCTGCTGCAGTTTTTTGCGCCTCGATGCTATTTGTCAGTTGATCAAAAGTAGTTTTCAGGCCATTTAACGAAGATTCGAGTTCATTAGCGATCGCATCTTTGAATACTGTAAATGCCTGGTCAGTCATACTTGCAAACTGATCTAACGACATTACAGAACTATCAATTGCATTTGTGACGTCATTAATGGCACTTGCTTGAGTACCATTTGCTGATGCGGCCTCTAATGCCTGCTTTGCTAGTTCGCTACTTGCCGTAACCAATTCATTAAATGTTGGAGCAAGTTTTAACAAGTTGGACAGAAGTGAATCATTACCTGCGGCTCTAGCAGACTCTACAAGAGTTCTAAATGACTCCTTAGATTTTGGCATTGCAAGTCCAAGCTGTTCAAAGACCTTTGTCAATTGCTCAGTTGTCTTATTGACTCGCTCCTGTGTTGAGTAAAAGTTTTGGTAGTAATAATCTGTGGACTTGATAAATGCATCCACACCACCAAACATTTCAACAAGTTTGCTTGCCGCATCAGCACCATAGACGCTTGTATCCATGAGGCTGATATTGAGCGTATCAAATACGCTATTCACAGTATTTAAACTAGTAGCGAGTCGCTCTAGCGTTGCTCCTGCCTGCTCACCTTCTCTCTGTACTGCGCCTATTTCACTTGTTGCGAATGCTGCCAGGGCGTTTCCGTATGATGCAATGATCGCATCAATCTTTTTCTGAGCGTCCTCTGGTGACAAATCCTTTAGGCTTTGCTTAACTTCAAATGTGAATTCAGCAATATTGCTTGCAGGCAACTTCAGTATTTCTGCATACTGCTTTACCTTGATTGCTGTAACACCTACAGCACTATCAAAATACTTTTGAACTTTTGCATCAACGGTAGAGATTTCTGTACCGCTATCTCCACCGCTAAACCAACCACCTTCTTTACTCCATTCCTCATAGGCATCAATAGTCGTTTTCATTGAATTGAATCTGACGCTAATACCAGTGTCCTCTACTTCCTTTTTTCCTGTGCCAAATGCTGCATTAACCAAGCCACCTACAACACCGCCAATTGCTGCTCCAAGAGGACCACCTACCATTGCTCCGATCGCAGTGCCGCCACCGACAGATAACCACGAGCTACCACCGACTGCTTTGCCACCAGAAATCAAATTGCCTAATCCAAGACCTGCTCCAATACCGCCAACGTATGACGCAACAGTACCGATCGTACCTGCAGCCTCCATCATTGACAGTCCAGCACTTTGAAGCGTGCTACCTGCTTCGGCGGTCATGAATGCAGTTGCACCAACATCAGAAACAAAGTTTGTAACCGTTGCGCCTAAACTGGTAAACCCACCAGTGACCATTTCGTATGCAGACTTGAGGCTGCTTGCTGCCCCCATCAAACCTAGTGAACCTGATACCGATCCACCAGTTGCTCCACCGTCTGCTCCTGTTGCTGCAGCTGACACGGCACTTGAAGTAAATGCACCAACAAACCCTGTAATAATGGGCTGCAGCATTGGACGCAAGACCATAGTCTTAAACATATTCACAAGGAATGTTTTTGCGTCGGTACCGCCTTGCATCAGCGCATCAGTCAGACTTTGACCAATTTGGTTATTGATGCTCTTAACTTGATCGGCAAAATCTTCCTCAGCTTTTTTTCGATCGGCAAGTGATTTTTCTTCTGTCTTCTTTCTTTCTTCCTCGATTTTCTTGTTGCTGTCAATAATTGACTGCATCATTTCATTGTCTAAAAGCGCAGAATGGTACGCATCGGCATATTTATTCCATTCGTCAGTGCCTTCTTTTAGTCCTGCATTTTGAAGTTTTTGCAGAAAGATGGCTTGCTCTTTCTGAATGTTCGACATACCGAGCGCATCGGTTTCAAACTTCAATTGAGCGATCTCATCCTCAATCGATTTGATATTGCGAATGCGTTCCTCTGTCAGTCTTTTTGCTTCGCTTGCAGCCTGTTTTGCTGCTGCTTCTGCTTCTTGTTCAGACTTAATTCGTGCTCGTGTTGCATCATTCTGTGCAATGATGGCTTCAATTTTTGGCAAATATTCATCTAGTGCAGATGATCCGGCACGAATTCCGATTTCTTCAAGTTTGCGCAGTGCGATCGATTTTTCACGCTCACCATTAGTCATGCCCATCAGCAATGACTCGTGTTCCATATTGGCAATCAATTCATCGGCTGACATTTTCATCTGATTAAAAGCGATGATATGACTATCCGTTGCTGTAGTTGCCTCTTTGGTTGCTTTTGCTTGATTAGCTATTTCTTGATTTAAACGATATTGCGCAAATTCAAGTTTTTTCTTGGTTGTAGCGAGTGCTTCTTCAATTGCACGAGTATCAGAATTTGCTCGTTGATACCTAACAAGTGCGGCCTCTAAATCTGCGATTTCTTCGGTATATTTCTTAACGCCTTCCTCAAGCGTACCGAATGGACTCATTGTTCCGAATGTTAACAATGCACTCCAAAATCCACCCGCAATTTTTGTTGCGGCTGACATTTCCTCCAT